GGGTGAATATTTTGATACGCCATATTTTATCTCGCCATCAATAGCGTTGTCGGATGCAACTATGTTATCAGAAAAGCCTTTTGCCAAATCAACCACTTTTTTGGGGCATCTGTATGTAATTGGAAGAGTGAATAAATTAGTGTTAGGGTATTTTCCAAAATTGTTAATAGCTTCTTCGGAACTGCCACACCATACATTAATTTGCTGAAATTGATCACATACTACAATGAATCTTGCCCCTCTCTTAAAACACTTGTCTATTATATTTTGCTCGGCTATTGAGGTATCCTGTGCCTCATCGATAAGTATCCAGTCAAAAAGATATTTTTTTGTTAGAAGATTAAGTACATTTGGTAGCCATATCATATCCGTATAATCGATTTGGGAAATATTTTCCTTTCCCCACTTTAATACTTCTCTACATACGTCCACTTCATCCCTTAATAGTACCAAACCATATTTATCGCTGATTCTTTTTATCTCTTTTTCAGTAAAAGCTAAATAATATCTGGAATATTCTACTAAATCAATAATATTGTTTATGTATAATGTCCTATTTTTAGATAAACTTTTAGTTTCTTTATAACATGTAATATCATCTATATTGTTTTTAATATAATTCCTGTATTTAAATTCATTTATAAAATTATCTTCATGTTCATGATTATCATGTAAATTTTCTTTTAATATAGAATAGCCAAGAGAATGAAACGTTGAAATTTTTGTGTTTTTTCTCTCACCAACTCTCTTCCTAATACTTTCAACAATATCTTTGTTAAATGCTATAAACAATATCTTTTTATTTTCATCAATAAGATTGATGCAATTTATGATTGTTGTACTTTTTGCCGCTCCCGCCGCAGCACTTATGATCATATTGCCAACACCATGTTCGACATTATCAAATATCCTGCATTGATATTCTGAGGCCCTAAATTCCTTCTCACCGTACTTTATGGTATATTCTTTCATCGATTAAAATTTACTGATATTAGTAAATATACAAAAAAATATGGAGCATCCTATTAATAAGAACACTCCATAAACTTTATCTTGCTGGACGTTTTATCGTTCTCCTTCTACTTGCAGTTTTCCCATTCTGTACCTTTACCGTATTCGGATTGTAAATATATCTCTTAGTAACCTGTTTATTGGTTCTATTATCAGGCTTTGAACCGCATCCGCATCCCATAATATATTAATTTATAAACTTACAAATAATTTCTTTAAATTAGTGATAAGAGGCTGATAAAAATTATATACAAGAACCGACAATATTCTTTTCTTCTCACCATCAAATACATAGCAATATAATTTTCCATCATCGGTTATATCGACTCTTGCTGTCTGATTGCCTGTTTTCTTTGCAAACATTTTTTCAGTATAAAATGCAAAACCTATTGAGTTATTCGGCTCTATGCAATACCTCACCTCTTCCACGTTTTTAGGTTCACCCTTACGTTTAATATAGTCTTGCGCCGTACCTTTACTCATTGTATATGAAAGATACTCCCATTTATCAATAGGCAAACCCCAAACAGTAGATTTATCCTCATTTAAACCGCTTTTAAGATTTTCATTTGACACCTTTTCATATTTTTTAAGTTTCTTTTCACGTTCTTCCAAAGAATTAATGATTTTCTTCTTGTCACCCCAACTATTAATCCACGATTCGTCTTTTTTTAAATCCTCAAGAAGCTCTCGATATTTATCAGTAAGTTTTTTTCTCACATCTGCCTTTCCGTATTTAATGTTTATCAGACTATCCAATACGAACTCTAACAATGCTAATTTAGACCATTTGTCCGCACTGCCTTCAGTGTATTTTTTCAGGGTTTTTGAAACCCCATCAATAAAATCACCTCTCAAGTCCAATTGAGCGTCTCCGTCATATGGGCCATATCCCCATGAACCTTCGTTTAACATACTGTTCACCTTTTATAGAATAAATACCAAAAATCACTTAAAAAGCCACATACTTGCTTTATACGAAGAGGGAACGCCGCCTTTTTCGTAACTATTCGATTTATAAACTGGCATCGCATATTTACCGTTGCTACTCATACCATTATTCTGATTTGAAACGCGATACGGGTCAAATACTATACGGTTATTCACGTTAATCATTGCCTGCATCATTGCGACATCTTTCTTTTTTGCCTCTATTTGACGATTAATGGAAAATTCCATCACGAATAACGTCATCGCTAAACAAGTAATTGTGTCATCATGACAACCTTCCTTATGATCCATTTTTCCGTTTTTGAAAATCCATGTATCCAATTCATTAGCTACCCTGAGACTTCTTATCTTGAACTGATTAGTCTTAACCATATTTGCAAAATTTGCAAGCATTTGAAATCTCACCGAACTGCTATGAAAACCTGGAAGCCCATCTTTTGTAACTTTCAATGAGCTGGCATCATTTTGTGCCGTATAGGTTTTCAAAGACGGATCATCATAATAAAGATTTGGATAATTAAGTCTCATCAGCGTAAGCAATGTTGCATCTCCATAACCGCCGATACTTTCAACTATAATAAAAGCATCGTTATATAAATGCCCATAACTGTTTGCCACTTCGCCTATTGCATCTCCTAACAGCTTACCATTATATTCAAGGACTTGTTCTATGCATGGCTTACCATCTTCATCGATACCATCAAGGTCGATAATTTCCAATGCCGTAGCATCTTCAGAATCACCCCTTGAATTATCTACGCCCATCAAATATCTATGCCCCTCGTAAGGAGGTTTCCACACCCATGTATCTTCTAATATAGGGTCTTTATATTCAGGATTCGGGTCTCTTACATTAAGAGTCTTTTGCATTTCGATAAATTCGGGATCAACAACATTAGAATCAGAACCAAGAAAAGAAACATCCAATTCCTGTGCAATTTTTTGTGGGTTGTTATTAAAACCCTTGCACATACGGACATACCAAGGAGAAGTAGGTTTGTAACCCCTTCTCACCATGTTCTCCCAATGTTTTTCATCATATTCTATATTTCCCTTATCATCAATGGTGTGTTCTTTGACTATTTCTATCTCTCCAGACTCTTCATTCCTCTTTCTCCATTCAAGGAATTTGTTGTACCTTGGGTCTTGATACCATTTAAGCTCAACACATTTGAAACTGTTTTTCCCGATAAGTGCCTGCCTGTATGTCTCATAGTACAGTTGGTCTTTACCGTTAGGGGTCGAAATCATTATGACATGACCACCTGTAGATACTGTAGCCAAAGCAGAAGCATACACGTCTTTACCTTTTTCGATAAATGCGGCCTCATCAAAGATGAGATATGTAACACCGCCGACACCACGAGATGCATCAGGGCCAGATGAACGTGCAACAACACGACATCCGTTTTTTAAGACTAACTCCTTTTGATTACAGATTTCAAACACCTTTTCCTTGTTTTTTGGATCATCAGGATTAATATCAAAATATTCTTCACCCCAAAACCAACGTGGTAACTGAAATAGAAAATTTTTAATCTTTGTAACCATTTGTTGTGCAATATCAAGTGCATTACCAATAACCAAAATAGTTAATGGAGATTCGGGGCTTGCTAACGCAATTTCACACGCGATGAATGCACCACATGTCGTGGTAATTCCTGCTTGTCTCGGTTTAGTCGTTATAACGTCTTGAGAATCTGCAAGATAAGCGCACAAGTCACGTTGTCTTGGAAACAAATCAAATGGCACTTCCTTTCTTTGAGTCGCATCATAGGTTTTTAAATAATGAGTTATCATATATATTCTCGACCTATCAGCTACGCACTTAACATATTCTTGTGATATAAGATTTATATCAATCATTTCTTTAGCTTTTTATTGATAAATAGCCTTAAAAATAAAAATGGTATCCGTTTCCGAATACCATTTCTTATGTATCATTCTTTAATAATTGCTTAAAAATGACCATATGGACGGCCATTTGAATATCTGTCGCTATATCTGTAAGTACCATCGTCAATACCGTCATCTACATCATCATTGTCATCATAGTAACCTTTGCTTCTCTCGATAACCTTCATTATGGTGTCATCATCTGTCGGTTTTCCCTGACGCGCAAGAATTTGTTTAATGATATTGTATTGCATGGCACGTTTCCTGTCTGCCTTGTTTCCATTTTCAGGTTCCCTTTCCATCTGTTCAATGTCTGCATCGGTAGGCTCCCCAAGATCACTATCGTCATCATCCTCATCCGTATACCAATTGTCATCACCGTCTTCAATGTCACTACCATCAAACATTGATTCTTTCAGCATACCTGCAATAGTGTTCCTGACCATCTCACGAAGTTTATTCTCGGTAATTTTCATAGTCTCGTTTTAATAATCATCTTCCTCGTCATCATACGAGTAATTATCCCTATTCATTATAAGGTTATCCATTTCAAAATCGCCGTATGCATCGTTTCTGAGTCCAATACGCCCATTTTGAAGGAGTCTTGGATGACCGCTGCATATAGCATCAAAAATCTCACCCTTTTCGTGTAAGGCATTACAGTTATATGTACGCCCGTTGCTAAAATACACAAGGAAATCATCATCTACCACACGATGAAGCAATTTTTCC